CTACACTAATACCTTCATTCTTTGTCCAGTTTAATGCATAGTTTGATGATGCACCAACACGTGGAAGAATTGTTCTAAACAATCCTTGGTTGTATGTATACGATGCTCTAGTATAAGATATTGAATCTTCTTGTTGCTGCTCAGCAAGAATACCAAATTCTGCTGAAGAAATTGAACCAGTGTTAATACCTTTTGTTGTTTCATCAGTAACTGACATATTGGCTGCTGCTGGTGCGCCAAAATTACCATACTCTTGACGAATTTCAAAATTATCTTCGAATGTAAATTTATCCTCTGGTTCAAGCCAATTAAAATCATTTATCTCTGATATGATTTGTTTATTGATTGTGCTTTGAACTCTAGCAGTTGCTGGAACTTCGCCATCTAGTGGTGTTCCAAAATCAACTGTATCATAAACTGAATAGTTATCGCCACGACTTAACAATACAAGTTGTTCAATTGTTCCTGATGAAACTGTTGATACTTTAATATTTTCTGTGTTGGATTGTGCTGTTGGTAATACAGCGGAATCTCCTGGAGCATAATTTTGCCCACCAAATGTTGGAGTTGTTGTTGACAACTGAGATTTTAAATTAAATGTTACGCTTGTTCCATTAACATTAGTTGCATAAACTAAATCTGCTGTTGTAAAATTTAAAATTAAATTGTCAGCAGAAAGATAAAGGATATCGTAGTTTGGATCATAGTCAACTACACGTGCCTTAACTGTTTTGTGGCCATTGATGGCATCAACTTGATAAATCTCTGAACCAAGAAGATGTTCAATTTGGTCGCCTGAAAGATTATAGATTTTAATCTTAAATGTTTTTCTCCAAATACCAGCATCTAATTTTAAGATGTCTTCTTTTGGTAAAAAGATTTGAACTTCTTCGCCATATAAAATTCTAAAGAATGCTTTGATCGAATCAATAGAACCCTTTGAGTTATAAAACTCAGCGATATGTTTTAATACAAACTTCTTGTCAGATACAACGAATTGTGGAAAATCTGGCAAGAACAATGTGTAAAATGTAGAAAGAATATCAGGATCATCTTGAACATCGATGTCATTATATGTATCGATATTTCTTAATACCTCATTCGCTTTACCATCTTGTTCAACATACTCATAATACTTTTGAAGGAATGTGATGAACTTCGCATAGTCTGAGCGAATAAACTCAGGAGCCTGAGAATCTACAACGATAGAGGTTTTAATTGTCATTTATCGTACCAATGGTTTTCTTGTATCTAATACACCATATACCTCAACATCTGAATCTTGAATAGTCAAAATTTGATTACGCATTGATTCAACATCTGGTTTTGTTGGCTTCGCGAAAATTTTACAGTTGTCAGTCAACATTGAAAAAGCAGTTGCTGGTATTGTAATTATACCAGTTTGATAATCAACAAACCCAAAGGCAGTTGATTCAATAACAACTTTACCATTGTTATAATAATATTTTTGAATCTTACCATCACCATCATCTTTAAGATAATAATCAGTTGAGTTGTTGACTAATCTAAATGATGTGCTGGTAATTGTGTTAATTGGATTTAAAAAATCAAATTTATAATTTAATCTGTTCTCAGAGTTTATTTGTAAATATTTGTAGAGAGTTACTTGCGTATTACTATTTAAAATTGCTTTACTTGTATAATCAATCTCTCTGCTCAATTGACTCTTTCTAAAAATAGAATCGTAATTATTTAAATTCGAATCTTCAAAATTCTGAATAGTAGCACGGACGTTGGCTTCTAATGTTTCTTTTGGTGTTGTTGTTTTTGATGGATCATAATAGAATGTTGTTTCTAACATTAAATACAGAAATTCTAGATCAATAAACTCTGGTGTGATACCAACAACATTCTTTCTATTTAAAATAGATGACAGTCTTGTTTTTGTTTCATCAGTTAATGATGTTCCATTTTTTGGCTTGGCACTAATATAAACTTTACCATATACTGGAGGACTTGCATTATCGCCACCCCAAGCACTAACAGCTTCGATATCAGATGCTTCTGCTAGAATAATGTTTTTATAATCTTCAGCAGTAACAGCACGATTTTGTGTAACGAAAAATTTTGATGCATTATTTCTTATCGATTCAATTGTTTCGCGATCGCGACCACCCAATGATTTCTGAGCCAATGTTAATGTGAAATTTGTAACAGTAAATGCTGAAACGCCACCAAGCGTAAATGAAGTAGCGTTATTAGCAATTGTACCATTAGAGATTAGATATGTCATTCTAACAACATTACCATCGACCAACCCTTTACCAATAGCATCATCTCCGAATACTAATTGATAGTAACCATCACGTGTTTCTTCTAAGAAATATACTGGATCTGTTCCAGTAACTGTTGTATAATCTTTATTTCCAGCCAAGTTAAATGTTTGGGTTGTTGCATCTGCTGAACTTGTTTGAACTTCTACCAACAAGGTAGAAGTGTCAACATTAGAATTTGGAATTAAGAATTTCGTTTGTCCATTTTGAACTGTATATCTGTAAGTTAATGGTTTACCTTCAACGATTTCAACATTATTGTATGTAAATGTATTTGCGCTTACTGGAGTTGTTGTTATGTTTGAAAGATTATAGAAACTATAATCTGTTCCATCAATCGATGTTGTAAATGTAGTATATCTTGGTAACATCAAAGATTGTGGTGAACCAGTTGTTGTAACTGTAAGATTAATTTTTGCTCTTGATGAAACAATAGAACGAGGTGTATAACCAAAATGTTTTGCTAATGATACAACTGAAGAACGCTTCGCTGCTGTGTCTAAGAACATTTCATTTGCAACAAAGTTTGCATAGATTGCGTTATAGTGTGTATTGTATGCCAACAGGTCAAGCAATACAGACATAGCTGAACCTTCAAAATCATAATCGGTAAATTCGTCTTGCGATTTTAGAAATGTTTTTAAATTATCTTTGATGTTATCAAAGTCTAATTCGGTTACTCTTAGATTTGATGAGTTCGCCATGTTATCTTGTTCTCTCTACTGTTATTGTTAATTCTTCTGTTGTCTGTAGTCCAATAATCTCATAAGTGATAGATATATCACAAGCATTTTGCTCATCCTGCATAAATATGTTTACATCAAGAACACGAATTCTTGGTTCAAAATTCTCTAGAGTATCAATAATTCCACGCTTTAATGTATGGACTGTTAATGGGGTTGCTAATTCAAATAACAATCCTCTGACTGGTGAACCAATTTCACTGTGAAATGGTCTCTCATAATATTGTGTTAAGATTAAACTCTTTACAGATTGTTTAATTGCGTCTTCGTTGCGCTTCTTAACAACATCTTTAGTATTTGGATGTGCTGTGAAAAGGAGATCGATATCCTTAAATATTTGAGTTTGTCTTGTTATTGTAGCCATATCTTTATTTATTCGTTTTATCCACCACCAGAACCAGTATCTGGTCTAGAATCTCCACCACCCTGATCGCCTTCTGGAATATCTGGATTGGCAGCAGCCTCAAGTTGTTGCACTGCAACTACGACTGCCAGTTCGTTTAAATTCTCAAACAATTCACCAACAGTTGCTGGTCGTATACCAAACAGATTACTAATCTGGGAAACCTTTGTTCTTGCTAATGTCTCTAAATCTGCAACCTTCGTTAACTCTGAAGGATAATTTTTATAATTTGTGAAGATCCTCGAGTATAAGTCTTGAGTCGAATACTTTTGTAAAAATTCAGTTTTTGCTTGGGTTAGCGCAAGAACTGACATAGTTAAGGTCCAACAAAAATGTCTGTATCGTGTGGTTGACTTGTAATAGGATCCCCACAACTAGCAAGACATCCATCATATGCTAATGGTATGTGATCTGGTCCAAGAAACACAGATGTACTTCCCTGAACAATTTTTGGTAGAAAATTATGTGGTGGGGGTCCATGAGCCTGAACAGGTGTACCAACAACAGCTGGAACAAGTTTGGCTGGTGTTATCGCAACTCCAAGTTTAATATCGTTTCTTACATTACCGCTACCAACTTTACTAAGTTGACCGCATGCTATTTGCCCTGTAGGTGGTTGTGCCATAATATATCCTTTATGCTAATAGTGTAAATGCACCCTTGGTATGGGTATGGTGATTGTTCATTGTAAAATTCATGTTTCGTTGTGTTCCCATACCATTATATGATACGTGAATCCATACAATATTTGAGTCTTGATATTCTAAGATTAATTGATCATGTGGAACCTTTGCTGCAATTTCTTGAATCAAGTCATAATGTTTCTTACGATCTCTAGCTGACTTCTTCAGAACAATATCGCAAGCCATACCTTTTGGATGCTGAGAGGTTGCGCTTTCTGCGCCAACCAATCCCTTCTGACGATATCCTGAAGTAATAGTAATCTCAGATTTTGGAATAATCTTAATAATGTTTTCAAGAACATTCTCAGCCAATGCTTTTAAGTTACACACAATCTGTGCTTTAGTCAAACCATCTTGGTCTTGTAACTTATGTGGCGATTTCGCTGAACAAATGTAACCAGTGCCACCACCAGGAATAAAGTCACCAAGATAGAAGTTTGCTGACAGTTTTGTAGTAACTGGGAACTCAGTCATATTCTTGAATCCCTCGCAAGGAACAGCAACACCAGCTGGTGGTGGTTTGCTCGGAGTAGCAGTATCATTTGTAGTTGGTGCTTGATCTGTTGGTGGCATACGACCACTCTGTCTTTGCTTATCAATATACTTAGAAGGATCACCATCTTCTGGTGCTTCAAACATTTGAGAACCAGAAACATTTCTTGGAGGTAAACTCAAGTGAGCAAAGTATGGATTCACTGGAGTAATTCTATCGCCAGCATATTCTAAGTCAACTGCATCTTTCTGAGTTGCTGCTTCTGCTTCGTTAGGAAAAACTACGTTGAACGATGGCGAAACACCTACGTTATCTCCGTTCAAGTAAATCGCACCACCTGTACCAGCATCGATGTTTATGTTATTAGTTCTTGACTTAATGTCGAAACGACCAATAGAACGCATCAACATACCTTGCGAAGCAACACCAAAATATTTTGTTTGAATGTTGATATCAGCTGGTGTTCTTAAATTAAAATCATACGCAGAGTAAAGATTTAAATAACTCTCAGACTTAATGTTTGTTGAGAAACCACTCTTCAGTAACAAGTTAGAAACAGCATCTACGTTGATGTTACCCAATGCTGTAACATATGTACTAACACCAGAGAACAAATGTGTATCGTTTGTGGTTTTAAGATAAAAACTATCTGCCGTATTGACAGTCATGTTTCCTCTAGTCTTAATGCTTAGGTTTTGACATTCAATATTAAAATCCTCAGCAATAGACAGATCCATTTTACCAGCAACACGCATATCTACGTTGTTTCTGAAGTACGCTTTAGTATCTCCAATAATTTCAATGTTGGCTGCGCTTCGAACAAATATGTTTGCTACTCCATCAATCGTAATATCCTGAACACCTTTAACATATAGGTATCCATTTCTATCAACAATCTGATAATTGTCACCAACAATTTTATTTACTTGCGTACCATTGGCATCCCACTCAGTAAAAGAACCACTCTTATGATACTGGTGAATACGTTCGTTTTCTGGAGTATCATCAAACTCTTGTACGTGCCCAGACTCTGATTGATAAACGTGATTAAATGGATAACTGGCATTGAATGGTGATTCTGGTTGATCCCAAGTTGCTTGAGTTATTGATACTGGAACTTTGGTTGTTCTTGTTGCGTCTTTTTTACCAACGATAGTGTTATCAATTTGTTCATGTCGAGCAAGACGATTCGTATCTGGTTCATTTAAAAATTCTTTTAATGGATATTTTTTATTTGGATCACCAAATCCATAAGAGACACCACTGTTATTTGTGCCATCACTTATAGTTCCATCTGGTCGTGTTTCACCAAGAGGTACTGTTTGTGCATCAACACCAGCTGGCACATTCTGTGGTAATGTTTTTGGCTGGTCGCCTTCTATTGAAGAGAAACCAGATTTATATAAATCTGTTGTTGTGTTTCCGTAACCATCATCAATATCTTGTCCAGATTTTAATGCTTGTGCTCTGCTGGTTCCATCTGGATGTGATGCTTGTAGATAACCAGCAATTTCTTTTTTATCTGATGTACTGCTAATAATACCAAGACGAGTAAGTTCAGCATAATTATATGCAGTCCACTCATCCATAACCTGTTCTTGAAGATCGGCAGTTGAGAGGAATACGGCAACAGAAGTTGCGCCACCTTTACCAGTCCACACTGTCTCATCAGCTAATTTAAAGTTAGATGGCGGTACTGTTTCGCCATTAGCATTTAATACACGTTTAACATAACCAAGTAAGTTCAAAGACTTTGCGTCCATTTGATACTTACCAATTCTGCCTTGTGGATTTACTACACCATAATTCTGCTGTCCGACATTACCTTTAATAGTAAAATCTCGTTCGCCTCCAGGTGTTGATGTTGCTTCTAACAAAGCAACATTGTCTTTGTATTTTCCAACATCTAAATCTGTTAATGGACCAATCGCTTCATCGCGACCAGCAACTGGTTCAGTAGGTGCTGGGTCAGTACTTGCTGATCCACCCTGATTAGTTGGTTGATTGGTTGCGTCTTCAGCACCACCACCATCTGTTTTAATTAAATAATCATCACCATCATTTACATAATTAGAATCAATACCTTTGTCTTGAGGAACACCACCAATCGTTCCCATCATAACAGGTTGTTGACACTCTTGATCTCTAAAGAAAATTACAACCCATGTCCCCTCAACTGGTCCAAGTGGTGTGTGACCAATACCATTCATCGCTGCCGATGTAACAGGTTGCATTGGATATGCCCATGGTAATAACTCCATAGGTAATTCGTTTTTGTTTTCGGTGTGTAAACCAACAACTCGAACTTGACAACGTCCAAGTTGTAATGGGTCTAATCTATTTTCGACAACACCTGTGTAAAACACACCATTCATTAAGTAGTTCCTTCTTTAGACAAATCAATGATCAACGAATCTTTGATTAGCGACATATGTATTAAATGCTTTTCTCTATTTAGATTATGACACAGAGCAGCAATTAGGTAACGACCTGAGAAAGTTTTATCAATAATATCTTCTTCTTGATCTTTTTGACTTATTGGCGAATTTCTGTAAATGAAAACATCAATTACATCACCAACACATAAGTCAGATCTACCAGGAACTGTTACTTCCATTGAATACGCATTAACTTCAGCCATCTCCATAATTCCTTTGAGATGCCAGTTCTTCATTTTGTCTGTTTTAAAATTAGTATATGTTTCTAATGCTCTTGGTTGAACATCTAAGAATGCTAATGTCTTAGATGGTAAATTACCAGTAGACATTGGATATGGATTTAAGTGATTATGTTTCTCAAAATTATCTGCGTAAGAAAGTGTTTGAACATTGTACGTTTTAGTAACAAGTTCATGTGTAATCAATCTAGACTTATACATACCAGATTGAATTCTATTCATATAGTCATATGCTGTTCTGATTTCATATTTTGTAATACGCTGTAAATCTGCAGCAGTATTACGAGATGCGCTACCACCATCGCCTGATGGTTTTCTTGAAGTGTTATCGTAGATATATCTTGCTTTAGAATCTTGTTGTAATAATTTATCAATAGATACAAAATTAAATGCTCTGTTATTTTCAAAGAATACAAAATTTGCTGAATCAGTTTCTTTCGAAATAGATCTTTTTGCCAAATAATTTATGTTTGTGAATGGTGTCCAATAGTTTGAAACATATATAATTGTGTTTGCTGTTTCTTCAATGTTCAAAGGTTTTTCTGTTTGTAAATCTGATCTAAGAAACTTTGGAACAATATCACTAATTGTTCCAGCAAATCCTTTACTAACTTTTGCATTTAAATCTCTAACAGTTTCAAAAGAAGCAAAATGCAATGTATACTGAACAGCTCTTTCAGCAGTATATGTTCTGTCTGTCATTTTGTAAACATAAAATGCTTGTGACCACAAACCATCATCGTCGTTCATTGATGGAGTTTTAAATGTAATCAATAATTTTTCTTCGCCAATCATTGGCATTAAATTTACCAAATCTTGAGCATCATTTAATACAATGTTTCCTGAAATTGTAGGGGAATGCATATCTTCGTAAACATTAATGTCAATAACAAAGTTAAATACGTCAAATATAATTCCTCTAGCAGATCCAATTTTTGCATCAATTAACTGATAATCACCTGCGAATTTTAAATTCTCTTGGACTTCTATTGTCACTTCAGTACCTCTCTGAATTGTCTAATAACATCACCAAGAACATTAGGTGGAATAATTTTCATTCTTCGTTTGGCTTCATTTAATTGTAATTCGTAATCATAATTTGTCATTGGGGTTGCGTCAGCTACACCATTTGGATTTACATAATCTGACATTACCCAATAGCCATCAGAAGATTCATAATGGTTGATGTCATATTGAGCCTCACCATATTTGTCATAGATATACGCTTCAAGATTAATTTGCGTTAATGGAAAATCATCGATGTAACTATACTTCTCGTTAATTAACATCAAGACCCAATGATATTGTGATGTACCATAAAACAATTCAGAAATAATTTCTGGTGTTTCTCCATCTTTAATGTCATACTCTTCGTAATATACAAGATTTTTCAATAAATCTGCTTTTATTCTTACGTTTGTAATAATATCGCTGATAAGATATTTCTTTGAATCTTGTCCAAATTCTGAGAAGTCTACAATGGTTGTTGGTATGTATTGAAAATATGCCATGATTAGAACGCTGCCAAGTTAGGATCTTCAAAATTCTGTGATGAGAATTTTGGTTGGCCATCTGGCGACTCGCCAAGGAAACGCTCTTTAGATAATGTTTCTAGTTCTAGGAATGACATTTGCACATTTATCTGAGCAGGCATACCATCATCGAACGTAGCCATCTGACCATTTGGTGAATAGTTTACTTGTAAATCTGTAAGAACACAAGTTGAAATTTTATTCAAGTGCGGATGTTCTTTATCACCGAAGTAATAAACAATATCAAACTCAGAAGGGAACAAATACAACATCTTGTTTACGTTGTTTTGATATTCTGGATGCATGTAGAATTTAAAAGTATTGATAATACGCTGGATATTTTCAGCTTCTTTTCTAGTTCTTGGAGCAAACTGATAATTGAATGAGAATCGACGGAATTCCATCGATTTAAATAATTGTTCTTTTCTTGGATTTGGTGCTGCTTTATACAATGCTGAAAGAGCAGCACGAGCAGGATTCATTTCTAAACCCTTGACAACAGCACTCTGTAATCCCATACTAGCAGTTCCAGCATTTGGGTTTGTTGCTGCTTCTGCGCCAGCACCAAAGATAGCACCGAGTTCTTCTTCGCCATAAGTCGCACGATAACCAACTGAAACTTCATTCGGAACATGTAAAGCAATAGCAGTTTTCAAACGCTTTGTGCTTTGTGTTGTTTTCAATCCAGGAAATGCTGTTTCCATCAACAATCCTTGAGCCTCAACAGCACCACCAGTTACAGCAGCACCTTTAACAGCACCAGCAGCAGCGGTTCCTAATGTGCCCTTAACAAATGATACTACAGATTCTTTTTTAGTTGGAACAGTACCATCAGGTCTTTTTGCGCCAAAATTACCAGCTTCTTTTCCAGCACCATCTGCCAATCCAACAACAACACCAACAGCTGCACCACCAGTAGCTGATACTGCTGCTGCTTTGCCTAGTGATGCTTGTTTACCTTGAACTGTATTTTGATCAGACTTATCTACATCACCAACGATTTGTATTTTACCATCAGTAAATACACGTGACTGAGAAGATACGTTGATATAAAATACAACATAGTTTTTGTAGATTTGATTGAAGTAACTGTTGCCACTTCCACCTGTTGTGGTGCTGCCTTCTCCACTAAACAAATCTATTGGATACTGTAGATTATCAATAGCGTATTTTTGTCTGTTAAGAGAAGTTTCTCTTTTAACTTTCTGTGGCGTACTTTGTTTTGCTTTATTAGTATTTGCGCCTTGGGTGTTTGATGCCATATCTGTCCTAAATAGAGAATGGTTATTTTAGTATTATTTATTCATGTTCTACAAAGGCAAGTTCAAACCAAAAAACCCACAAAAGTATGATGGAGACCCAACCAACATTATCTATCGCAGTAGTTGGGAACTTCGTTTTATGGTGTGGGCAGACGAAAAACCGAACGTATTAAAATGGCGTTCGGAGGAAACCATCATTCCTTATTTATCCCCAATTGATAACAAGTTTCATCGTTATTTTGTAGATTTTCAAATACAGATAAGAAATAAAGATGGGATGTTAAGAACATATCTTATTGAGATTAAACCAGAGGCACAAACAAAACCACCTGTGCCACAAAAGAAAGTAACAAAAAAATACCTTGAGGAAGTTATGACTTGGGGTAAGAATGACGCAAAATGGAAAGCAGCTGACAGCTACGCTAAAGATCGTGGCTGGCAATTTTTGATTTTAAATGAAAAGCATTTGGGTATAAAGCCCAACTGGTATAGGAATAAATAGATAATATGGCTAAAGATAACAAAATAATTGCTGCTAAATCGCTGGAATCTATCTTTAATGATAGATCGTATGACATTTCAGCTGCTAAAAAATCACAGTCTTGGTTCTCCAATCAAGTAAGAGGATTGAGTGCAGTAACACCAAACAAACTTCTAAACCAAGCGAATTTTGTAAGCACATTAACTCCTGGTGATATGTATTTGTTTTACTATGATCCAAAGCATAAAGACACATTACC